GGATTCCTTTATCAGGTCTCAACGCGGCTAAGTCTCCTATGAATGATAAGAAACTTTGCTCTTTCTGCTCACCATCTTTTAAGTAAGTAAAAAACTGGTCTGCATCTTGTCCAATGGCTTTTAGTCTTACCGCTGCTGGAACGATATCCGTCATTTGGAAAGGTGTCTTAGACGCAAATTCCATGAAGTGCTGTAGCTTCTCACTACCTACTTCTGCACTTCCATACAAAGAGTTAAGTGTTATCTCCATGTTCTCAAACTGTGAACTCATCTGTACTACATGAGAACCTAGTGCTACAAAAGGGGTGGCTACTGCCGCTCCAAGACCCGATATAGCAACACCAACTACACCTATGGCTGAAGACATAGCTGTAAGCTGACCTATGCTACCTGAAGCATGATTTCCTATATCATCTAGTGAACTCTTAAGGTGTTCAACTAGTTCAAGTACTTTCATTACCCCTGCACTTGCATCATCACGAAACCCCAATACAAGTCCTAAACCGAAGTTTTCCATTTTATCACTTCTTTCTCACTGCTTTTGCTTCTTCATTTAGCTGTAATCTAATCAAGGAGCACCACTCTTTTCTTCTACTTATAGGTAGAGACATAATAAAATCGGCGTTCCAATGATAGTGGTAGGCTATCATGTGAACCTCCATCATCATATAAGAACGCCGACCAAAGTATGTTAAGAGTAGTCTTTCAAAAGTGGTGCTTATTGAAAAGAAAGACTATTGATACTTCCCTTGAACACTGAACCGCAGTTGTTGCACTCAACGTCTACACTAAGGTCAATTCCAAAGGAGAGCATTTCTTTGTTTAGGTTTTCCAAGTACCTTCTGTCTTTCAGGGAAATTTCCCGAAGGACACTCTCGGTCATAGGGTATCCATCGTCGAAGGTACAAAGTCGGGTAAGCATCAGAGTAGTACCTTTAGAAAGGTTTGTCTTTGCTACGGGGAGAACAATCTCGCGGTCAAGTCCGTTAGGAAGACGAATGACTCCACTCTTATGCAGAACACCCTTCTTGTCTTTATAACCTCTCGGCAACTCGAACAGCTCTACCTGCTCTGTCTCACCGCGATAAGGCTCTACCTCAAGCTCATCAAGCTTAAAGAAGGTCTTAATCTTTTGACCGCACTCAGGGCATACATGAGAAGACTCAATTTCGTCCTCAACACTGACCTTCTGAATCTGTGCTATCGCAAAGTCTTGGTCTGGAACACACAAGGACTGAATAATCTTTCTCCAAGCATCAATACCACCAACACTTTTCTCAGTCATGTTGCCGATTCTTACAAGGCAACGCTCAAGAGCTTTATTGATGATTTTTGCTCCCTTGTTCTTCTTTGCTACACCTGCAAGTGCTTCTTCATCTGCACCAGTCATTTCGCGAATCTCAAAGTCTTTGATGAGTTTACCATTCTCTTTGTCATAGTACCCAGCAGGGAACTCATACTCAAGGTCACTATCCACATTGTTATCATCAATGGAATCAAGTACCTCTTTCACTCCATCAGTTTTCTCTTCAACTGCTTCATTAAATTCTTTTGCTTCATTCATTTGAACAACCTCCTATATAAATTTACTACTCCTTCATTATACAGCAAAACCCTATGAACTATCAATACTAGATAGAACACAGGGCTTGCTTACCTATTACAGGAAGTACTCGAACTGCACCGTCATTTTCTCAATGGCAACGTCACTGCTTTTCGCATCAAGCTCTGAATACTCTACCTTGCTCACCCAAGCTTCTGCAAGCTTGAATGTTCTCTTCACATCACCGTAACGGTTCATGATTTCAACCACTACAGTCTGGCGCATGGTAGGCTCAGTCTTTGTAAGCTCAAACAGGTTCTTAGCTGTATCGTCTGCGTACTCTCCACGCTCAAAGGTAATTGCTCCCACCTTTTCGCGCCCCGGCAGTTTATGAGTATGCTCATACATACCCTCACAGTACTCTACAACATCAACCTCATCGGTCATTCCTCCGACTTTCTCAAAGCCAGCCCCACTTGAGAGACCAGCAATAGTCACTCGGAACTTGAATTTCTGAAGTGGGTCTTCCAATACGGAGCGGCTTGCTTCAGCTTTCATAAGAAACATATCTTTCCAACTCATTATCTTACTCCTCCTCATCTATTAAGCACTTGTCGGTACTTTGTTTGTAAACCTGAATACGATGAACTCAGCAGGTTTAGCACTAGCATAGCCAATTTCTGTGATGCACTCTCCAAGGTCTGTTACCTCATCAGGATTCAGCTCCTTATCGCACTTCACATAGTAAGCTTCTTTTGCTGTATCTCCCTTAAGACCACCATCTCTCCAAAGCTTGTCAAGGAAGGACTCGCAAGAAACAATAATCTTGTTCCAGAGAGTAGTCTTGTTCGGGTCAAATACAAGTGACTGAGTACCCTCTTCAACGCTCTTCTTAATATAAATATCGAGAAGAACATCCGATACATACTTGTACTGACTGTTAGGAGTGATGCAACGAGCACCCCATACAATGTTACCGTAGTTGGCTTTATTGATGATGGAAACTACACCAGCAGGATTCAGAATATCTGTATCACCCTTCTGTGCGGAGAACACAAGCTCAATAGCTCCATTCAACTTAGCATCAGTTCCAGCAGGAGCTTTCCAAGGACCGATACTCTCAACGGTTCTAGCCGCTACACCAAGATATGCACCACTTGAAGGAATGGAACGATACTTACCATTCACATTAGACAGTGGGTCATTGATTTTGTGCCAAGTGTCAAGAAGAACTGCACGTTTGCAGGACAACTTCTTCCTGAGAGCTTTAATCTCTGTGGTAGTAAATGCCATAGGAGCATCAAGAGCCGCGAACTGGTACTTATGATTATCAATGTAATCACAGATACCCGTAAGCATTGCATCTGATGTCTGTCCAGGCACACAAATCAGAGTACAATCATCTACTCCATCAAACTTACTAAGAGCTGTGAGGTAGTCGTTATCTGTAACTCCGTCTTCTCCATCATCACCACCAGTGAATGACACTTCAGCGAAAACAGAAATCTTATCCCCTGAAAGTACTTTGATGTAATTAGAGTTCATGTTGATGTAGTCCAAGAAATATTTCTCGTCACTCTCATCATTTACCAACTGCTCAAATACTTCAGAGTCAGTTCCATAAGTAACTGTTACATCAAAGGAAGTCGCTACATCAGCATTTGCCGTGCACTTTACTTTAAGGCTATTTCCCCATGCCCCTTCATCCTTCGCAGACAAGTTAAGAAGGACTGTAGAAGTATTCGTACTGTCCATCACCTTCGCTGAAGCTTTAGCGAGCTTAGAAGTACCTACACGCTGAATGTAGCACTTAGTTCCCTGATTGTTGAAGAATGAGTATACCTCGAATGCGAGATAGCTGTTCTTATAGAATGGTGAATCCATCCCGTATGCAAACTTCTTCTTGAAGTCTGTCCAAGATGTGATGTACACAGGAGCACTTGCATCACCGCGTTTTGAAACTCCTACAAAACCTGCAATGCTTGTGGCTACACCCTCAATGATTACACTATTAGACGAAAGGTCTTCGGTGTATACTCCCGGTGATAAATACTCTCCCATTATTCTTTACCTCCCTCACTTGTGGTACTTGCAGTACTTGTTGAAACCTGCTCTCTTTCAATCATGACGAAACCTGCTTTCTCAGCAAGTTCAAGGTCTTCTGGAAGAGACTCCATTTCAACAGATACGGTTTCCCTTGCGTTCAAACGGATAGTATCTTTTACTTCTTTCCCGTTTGAATCTTTGCCAACATAGTTGAATACGTGACACTGACCAATAGTGTCTGTAATCATAAACCTTGTCAACTTAATCACTCCTTACTTTTTCATACCTTTGGTATTGAATATTAAAGTCTTAACAAGAGGTACTTCAGTACGTCCTGTATGCTCTTCTATTCTACCATAAACTTTGTAATTAAAACAGCTTCTAAAAATTCTCTCGTTCCCGTTTACTTCATCAAGTCTTCTTGCGTTACTTACTGGCATAACATGAACGTCAGTAGATTCACCGCCTACAGTATTAACGGAAAGGTTGAAATCCCTACGCTGATAGGAAAGCCATTTAATAACCATAGAGTCAATGTCAGACTGAAGCTTTGCAAAGAAGTCTACCTGAACAGCAATGTCATAGGTAAGAGGAGAATTGTCTTCCACACCCTTATAAGTACTCTTATCTTTACTTACAAGATAAGTCTCATTCTTATAGTACCTATCTACACTAAACTTCTGGTACAATACCTGAAGTATTGCTGAAGGGTATGTTTCAACTTTGAAATCCTCATCTGGCTTTCTTATCTGAACTTTTACATCAGACCCGACTACAGAGTGAATAAGGTTTATGAATCCCTCAAGTATCTGTGCATTCCAAACTGTATCACTCTTTACTTCATCAGCCACCTATCTCACCTCTAATCAATCCAACAAGTGCTTTTCGCATATCAGCTTTCACTTGACTCTTTACTTCATCCCAAGTGGGTCTTATGAGAGGTCTTGCAGGCATACGAGAAGTTCCATACTCTAACCAAATCATTAGGTCACTTAATTTCGTACCATCTTTGTTAGTAGTCCAAGGGTTAGCCCCTATGAATATTGAATACCCCATTGATGGTGCTGAAATCTTTCTCACTTTCAAGTTGTTTTTTAGTGTACCAGTCTCTACATAAATCTTACTGCTACCCTTAAGTATGACAGTACTATCTGCAAGTGGTGTCCACCCTAAGTCTTGTGAATCTATGTGACCTACTAATCTCTCTCGAATCATTTCTCCGTCTTTATCAACAACTGCGGTAAACACTGAAGTCATGTTCTTACTTAAACCTCTAAGTGCTACTCCTGCTCTCGACCAATCTCCGTAAGTTCCAAATGTAAACATGGAATCACTCCTCAAGTATCATACTCATCCTTCTTGTAGTTCAATACAGGGGAGCATGTAAAAGAAAACAATACATACTGACCTGCAATCAAAGAGCGTGGAGTAAGTTCGTCTACCTGATAAGTAAAGTTTCCATATCTAAATATGGCTTGTCTAAGTACCTCATAATCAGCTTCAGTAGAAAAAGGAATATTGTTATCAATAAGCTCCTGTACAGGTATTCTTATATTGGTTACTTCCTTAGTCTCCTTATTCGGGTCTTGCTCTTCTTCTCGTACAGTGCTCAAGTGACCAAGTATTTTTATTGGTTTCTTATACACTTTACTGGAAGTCTCTCCGTACACATTTACAATGGTACTTGTTGTATCCAGCAATCTTATATACAAGTATTGAAACATTGCCGCGTAAGCTTCTTGAAAACCTTTAAGAAAGGCACTTTGAATTTCAGTATCAGGAGTCATAATATCACACTCCCGACACTGTAGCACTTGCAGTAGTTACCTTTGCAGTAGTGAATGTGTCTTCATCATACCCACTTCTGTTAAGCGAATTTACAGCAAGTACAGCTACATGGTAAGTAGTTCCAGAGACAAGACCTGAAACTCTGCATCGGGTCTGCCACTTATCTGTGATAGTAGTTGCAAGTACAGCACTTGAAGATAACTGGCTATCCTTATCTACATACTCATCAAAAATCTTATCTTTTGAAATGTAAACCATGTACTTCTTGAATCTCTCTTCAAGATTCTTACACTTCCAAGATACTTCAACATAGGTGTCCGCTACACTGTCCACATACAAAGAAACGACGGGTGGTGGCGTTATCTCCTGATTATACCTTGTGGTATATCTGTCAGATAACGCTACGTTAGAACTTTGAACAGTTCCGTTCACTCCGCCGTTTTCTGTATAGAACTCATACTCTGAGTCTAATTCCTTTATAAGAGCCATGTAGTGTTCAAATCGGTTCGAGCGTGACAGAGAAGCACCATCGGCTTCAAGATTATACAGTGGTGCTGAAATGGTAGCCAGCTTATAGTACAGTTCTCTTCTTGCCAACAGCAAGACTGGATGAATTGCTTCTTCTGGTATTCTACCAAGTGAGTACTCACTATAGTTGTTTGTCACTGCAACCCTTAAGAACAACTGCAACTCCTCATCTGTCATGGTGAGAAATGCTTCATCCTTAACACTATCACTCTTTTGGACTTCGACCGCAGAGCGGAGGTAGGACACCAGTTCATCAATAGTGAACATTTTCATGGTCTTTACCTCCACCCTCTGAAATTACATTGCAGAGAGAAGGTTTGCGTTTGAGAGAATCCGCTTCACATTATCGTTCACGCAACAAATCTCACCCTTCTTGAAGTGGTAAGTTTTACCGCCGATATGACAAGTATGATTTCTTGCAATCTTTACCTTGTAGCTCTTCTCCGTTGACTTGAGTTTCACAGATACATCTTCATCAGAAGCATCCTTCTCAGTCTCATCAACGTCCTTCTCATCAACACTTTCAGAGGTTTCTTTACTATCCTCATTGGGATTGAACTCAATTTCTGCGCCCTTATCTTTTGCGTTCTTCAACTCTAATTTTGCCATCTTAAATCTCTCCTTATTATATTCAGTTTATGCTTGATTAAGCAGTCTCAATGACTACTCCATACTGGTCATGCAGTTTACCTACACCGAAGATGGAGTACCAAGCAAGGCTGTGCTTACGACCAAAGTCTTCTACACCGTTGTCACGAAGCTCTACAGGAAGACCATATGCAATACCGTAGTAGGCATCACCAAACAGTGTAGCCTGATAAACATTGACTGTATTTGCTACAGTACCACCCGTAGGAGTCTTACCCTTTACAAGGTTCTCATCATAGGACGGGTCTGTAGTTGCAGAAGCACCGTTCTTAAGGATGGTGGTCTCAATGAAACGAACATCATCAATACGACCAATCTCACCAGTGAAGAGCTGTTCAGGAGCACCATACTTACTTGCTTCAATCCAAGCACTATCATCACGCAGAGAACGTGACTGATGAGGATGAACAAAGCAAATCCAGTTCGTACCACCGACTTTTGGAGCATTACCCGTAGCAAGTACTTCAACTGCATCTTTGATGGTGGAAACCTTCAACATGCAAGTACTGTCGAGCTTATCACGGCTTGCAACTGCCGCTCCTGCACTCGTCTTTGCGTATACAACATTCGTACCACTAAGGGCTGTGTCACGCAGAGCACAATCAGCTACCATTGCATAGTCACGACCAAGCAGAGTCGTTGCAGAAGACATAACATCATCAAAAGAAGACCGAAGCAGTTTTTCACTTACCTGAACTGCATTGCCCCACTCAGTTACGGTAATCTGCTTTGTACTTCCACTCAAACCCTGAGTAGTCATAGAAGCTGTCTCAGAGAGCTGACCACCCATCTTCAGGTTATCATAGGTCAGCATTGAAATTGTAAGACCCGGCTCTGTACCAAGCTCAGTCTTAGTTGCCGCGAACTGCATAAAGCGCATATTCGGCAGAGCCTTGAACTCAATCTCTTTACTGTACACCGTATGAACAAGTTCAGTGTTCAACTGTGTGTTTGCCTGAGTATTCGTATCAGCAAATGCAAAGATACTGAAATACCCCATTACTTTCTCAAAAAGACTATTCTTTTTCATTTTACTTTCTACCTCCAAGTTTTGTTGGTTCGGAGCTATTACTTAAGCCCCTGTTTCTTTCTCCACTCTTTGTACTCTTTAGAACTAGGGTCAAGGTTGCGAATGTACTCAAGGTCAAGTTCATCATTGTTGTCTCCACCTGAAGCAGGGTTTGGAGCAGGAGGATTGTTTTTCTTCTGTCCCTTATCAGATTTCTTTTCACCCTTGTCTTTGCCTTTCCCTTTTTCATCGGGAATTTCAAGACCAAGCTCTTTACGGGTCTCATTGGAATTTTCGATAGCCTTTTTAATGGCTTCATCTACTTCTTCCTTTGTGTTTCCAACTACTGAGTTCTTGAAAGCACCAAGAATCAAATCTTTATTCTCGGCAAGCTTATCCTTCAAGTACAACTTCACCTCATATTCAGCTTCAATCGACTTACGAATATCTTCCTCTTTAGGAGTATCCTCCTTCAGTTTCTTGTTCTCTTCAGTAAGTGCATCAATCTTAGCCTGAAGCTTAATGCTCTCTTCTTTGTTACCACTCTCAAGCTCTTTTTCAAGCTTCTCGATTTTCTGCTCAAGTACTCCACTCTTCAAGAGTGCTTCATTGTGCTGTTTGGTAAGAAGTGCATTCTCCGTCTTCAGTCGGTTGATTTCAGGATACAACTTATCCTTCTCTTCCTGACGAGCTTTAGAAATCAGAGCTTCATAGTTGACTTCTGGCTGTCCTGAGTCTCCACCCTCCTCTGCAAGTGCAAAGATAGTGAACGGATTCATGAGTGCCGCTAAAATGTTTGACTTAAGGTTATTCAATCCTGTGCTCTTAGTTTTCATCTTTTCATTTCTCCTTTTATAGAATTTTTTTTTGGTATCTAACCTGTGTTTATATTACCACAACGAAAAAAGCATGTAAAGTACTCACTTATTATTTGTATTAGTACTACTGGTCAAATCCTCTGTATCATCAGTGTACTTATTCTCTCCGTTTACTTCTTTATTGACCTCTTCGTTAGTGGTACTTCCATTTGTAATTCCGCTATTAAGTTTTGGTTCACTATTATCGTTACCCTTACTATTGGTAGAGTATATGTCCGGGTGCTTCTCCCTGTCCTCATCAATCTCTTTCAGTTTTGCATCAATATCATTTCTACCAAGTCTCTTCATAGCTCCCTGTCTATCTTCAAGACCGTTAGCCATTTCAATCTGAATCTGTTGCAATTCAAGAAGGTAGTCCTTCGGAAGAGTGTCTGGAATATCTACCTCAGTATAGTAAAAGTCTCTGTTGCTTACTGAACCTACTGATGGTCTCTTTATAAGACCTTCCATAAGACTGACATATATAATCATCTTATTAAGTTCCTGAATACCCTTCTTAGTGGCGTTCTTCTTTGTGGCAGTACGTTCAATCAAAGGAAGGTTTGCATACTGTAAAGCTACACCACTTGTATTGCTTATATTCTGTGCTCCTCCTAGTGCGCTCTCTGGCATATTACCCACTTCACACATTGCTTTCTTAAGCATTGAAATATAGTTAGTACTTGCTCCAAGTTCTGAGTGCATTTCAAGATTCTCTACTTTAGCAGTCTTAGGAAGTCCTCCCCAAATCTTGTTAGCTCCCTTTTCAAGATTACCAATCTTAGCACCATACACTACAGTTACAGGAGCAGAGTGATAATCTATTACCTCCGATACATCCCCACTCTTCAGATTAAGTTCAGTATTCAGGGGAATCAAATCCTCTAAATCACTTCTTCCCTCATTCCTTCCTGCAAGAATAATATTATTGATTGGAACAAACGGTATTGTCTCGTACTTATTCTTATACTCAGTAATATCACCATCATCATTAACAACTACTGTATCTTTAGTCCAAATCTGTTTGTATGAAGCTACCTTAGTAGTTCTCTTTTGAGTGATTGGATTTACCTCATCCTTATTGTACTGATAAGCAATAAGAAGACGAATAAGTTCACCTCTTCTATGTGGATTGAAGTCTGGGAATACCGCACTAGAAGGAATAAGAAGAAGCTCTAACTTACCATCTGGAAACTCATTGAATGGGTCTTCAAAAGTACCCTCTTCTGCAAAGTTTACATGAATCCATGCTTCACCAGTAACACTCTTCATCTGTCCAATCTCAGTAACGAGATTCTCTTCCCCATTATCTTTCCAAACGTCTTGCAAGTACTGAAAAAGAGTCCTTCCATCTGTCGTAACTTTCAAGTCATTCATTGCTTTACTTGTATTGAAAGTAAAACCATTTCCAAGCTCAAAAGATACATACTTATTAACAAAAGCCTGACAGTAGTTGATGGTCAACTCTATTCCATCGGTCTCTGCAATCTCTTCATAGTGGTATCCCTCATAGAAGTTCCAATATCGTTTGATGTTGTTGAACCTCTCGTTCTGTCTACTGTCTAAGTCAAGTGCTCCATGAGAAAGCTTACCACTTATCAAGGTGTTGTAAGTTCTTTGATTCTCAAATCCTAACATTATTATCTTCTCCTCCTAGCTGTTAATCTTCTTACCCGTCTGCTGAACTGGTCTGTCTGTCTCTTTCCAAACAGTGCTTTTCTATCTTTGCATTCTGTTTGAATGGTATCTCCCTCAAAGGATGCTCCCCATACTGCTAAAGCCCAAGAATCAGGATAATCGTCATGTGCTCCTTTTACGTCTGGATGGCTACAAGTTAGGTAAGCTCCCCTATACCCCTTCTGCATATCACTTAGCTGTTGAATGAACTTAGTGTACTCTACCGAATGAACTGTTGATTCTCCTCCTGGCACTCTTGCTCTGCCAGTACCTATTTCTGCTACAAGGTGCTTGTACAGGTCACTCTTACCTTTTGGACTAAATACATAGGGAATCACTTCACACCTTGAATTTGCACTTATGCGGTCTGCTAGTGACTTCTCCCTAGTAGCATCTATTACAGTTCTAGCAATCTTGAAGTGTGACAAGTACTCCATGATTATGTGATACTGCTCCTCATAGTCTGGTAAGTCTTTTATCTCTAACCATGACTTTATATAGGTATTAAAGGCTGTATATACTATCTCTTCTCCCGTCTCTTCATCAGTCTTTGTCTCACAAATAACTGGCATAGACCAGTCTACTTCTACGATAGTTACTATTGTACTATCTCCACCTTCTGAACCACCTACATCAATACCAGCTACATGAGTAGCAAGCATATCATAGTCCATAACATTCAAGGCACACTCTAAGTTATTAGCTTCAAACTTGTCTGGGTCAATGAGCATGCCTCTTTCAATCATCCACTGAAGGTTATAACTCATCTGGAACTCATCTGACTTCTCCCCAAGTCTATTCTTTTCTCCCTCAATGTACTTTGCATACTTAGGATTGTACTTTGCCGCTATCTCCCAGTTGTACTCAAAATGGTTCTTTATATGAGTACTCCTATTCTTTGCTTCTTGCTTATTTCTCTGTATTGACCTATAGAATGAAGCTTTAAACACTGTAGCAGTTCCTACTTTTATCTGTGTTGCATTGTAAGCCGCCCCCATAGGTGATATTGACTTCAGCATTTTGAAATCACTTATGTCCTGTGCTTCTTCACAAATGATAAGGTGGAATGATTCACCCTCAATGTTACTTCCATCAGAAGCAGAAATGGCACTTGCTCTTGAACCATTTGAAAGCATTACGGTTTGACCATTACTTGTATCAAAGGCAAGTCTAAACTCATCATCCTCAAGAATAGCAATAGCATTTTTACTCTGTAAGAAACCTCTCATACGATTGTAGTTCGTCTGAGCCTGTCTAAGTGCAGGAGCAAAAATGCCAATCATTATTCCACCTTTGAATGGTGCAAGTCTGGGGTCTCCTGCAAACATAGGCATATTAGCGAGTGTAGGTAATATTATCATTATCCCACCACTTACTATTGCTACTGTCTCTGTCTTACCGCTCTGTCTTGCAAACAATGCAGTTATCTCTGCTCCATCATTTTCAAGTACTGAGCGTATGATTCTTTTGGCGAACTGCTCCTGATAAGGAAACATGTGTCTACCTGAGTATGCTTCACAGAAAAGAAAAATCTTATTAACCAATACTGTAGTTGGTACTCTTGACGAACCAGCAATAAAATAAAAAGTCTTTCTTTCAATCAAACATAACAGCACACCAACATAAAACATAATCTTAAACACTACGCTTAAATGTACCAAGTTATACACCTCCGTATTTCATAAAAATAAGGCACATGAGATATTTTCTCTGTGCCTTAATTCTACTATTTTATTCGTTTTCTGTCCACTTTGTTACAGGAACATTACTGAATATCCCTCTTCATGACTTCATCAAGGTATATTCTCATTCCGCACATTCTAAAATACGACCTTCCACTTGAAGTATAGCTGACTTTGTGTCTAAGTACTCTACCAGACACTACTCCGAATATCCTCATTCTGGCATACACAAGTTCATAATTATCTTTGTCTACCATAACGTCTATGCAGGAGAAAGCGGAAAGAGAATAGTAACCTTCTGCTATGAACTTCATTATTAATCACCTCTACTCATTAACGTGCTCTCTCCATGTGCACCTTTTTGGTTCTTTGTCTGGTCTGGCTCTGAAGTATCTAGGATGGCGAATCTTTCCTGTGTCATAGAACATTTCGTTCCCCTCTACTTCAAATACTGTTCCAATATACTTGTCTGGGTGAAGTGACATATCTTTTCTTAAGCTATCATCTATACCCTCGCACTCACCAACAACAACATACTCTACCCCTCTAAGTATTATAAACTGGAACTTCTTCTTACTCTTTTCCAGCTTTTCTTTGTACTTAGGAGTAATGGACACTCCATAGATTATTCCACCTATGTTGTGCTCAAAGTAGTTCTTAGTGACAGGCGTTAGACCACTCTTAAGAAGGTCACTAGCTTTATCATTATCTCCCAGCACTCTATTGTGAAGATGGTTAATCCAGTAGTTCCACTTATCTTTTGGCATCTTACCTTCATATTTCATGGTAGGTTCACTGAATGCAAGTATAACCACATCACGATAAATCTTTTTCTTGATTTTCTGATAAGCTCTAGTCCTCTTCTGTTCATAGATACTGTGGATGTCTTTCACCATGATTCCTTCTCCACCAGTTCTAACAATATAGTCAAAGAAAGCTTTCTTACTCATCAAGGCTGAGTACATTCCAGTTCTCTCGCTCTCTGTGGCTGTCTCTAAGGACTGTTTAAGTTCACCTTCGGCAATTCTTTTGAGTGACATAAAATCCGTGCTCTTAATTGAATCTACAAGTACATTATCAGTGAACCAAGGAATCTCTTCTATATACCCAGTATTAGCATAAGTTAATTCACGATGAATAATCTCCATTGCTTTACTTAAGTATCTCTTGCGAACGATAAGCTCCTCATCACCTACATACTTCCCCTTATAGTAGATAATATCAAAAGCCATGAAAGTGACATAACCATCTCTCTTCTGTCTCTCCCTAGCTTCTTCTGGCAAGCAGTTCAAGATAGATGATACAGTCTCAAAGTCTTTGCCTATTACTTTCATCTCTCCATCAAGTACTGTTCCGTTCAACTCTGGTATAGACAAATCCCTAAGATGGGTAAGTGAGTCTGACTTCTCACCGTAGAAGTTAGTCTTCTTACTTATCCGTCTGGTGAACACTCTTACATGACTCCAATTTACTTTCTTGTTATCGGTCTTCATGAATCTAAGGTTTCCACGAACTCCGTCTAATTTTTCTTCAGCGATAAACTCCTTTGAAGTAAGTACTTTACCAAGGTCTTTCTCCATTACTTCTTTTGCGGTCATTGGTTCAATAGGAATTACTCCTGCCTGTTCATAATCTTCAGGGCAGGTACAATAATCAAAAAGATTTCTGTTCTTCATGTATCACACCTCTTATGCTTTAGCTTTAAGTGCAAGCAGTTCCCGTAAGTAGATGGAAGTCTGCAAGTACATATTCTTATAATCTCCCTCTGCATGGTTCTCAAAGAACATAATAGCCGACTCAATGGTTACTGACTTTGGAATCATTCCTGATGGTACTTCTTTACTTTCACCACTATTTTCACTTTCTTTCTCCCAGTCACCTTGAAATTTAGCTCCCTTATAAGTAACATCTTCTTTTGGAAATTGGTCAACAAAAGCCATTATTTACACCTCCAACAATCATTAAACTCTTTCTCTATGTGAGGGAAAATGTTAGTCTTCTTCATAAAGAAACCATCGTTTAAAAGCTCTGGCTTCTCTTCTAACAGCTTTACAATAACTCCATCGAAAAAGATATTGGAAATAATGTATACCGTGTTGTACTTCTCTTCAAAGCGTATTCCAATTGGTGAAATAGTACTTAATAAAAACATCGGTACTTCTTTGTTACCCATCTTCACTGTAACACCAAAAATCTTATCGTTAAATACTTTATCCACCGCTCTTTTACAAGCAATAGTATTGAAGAAGTCCAAGGTGTCACTGGTATCATTTGCAGTAGACACCTCAAACATAGAGTTACCATCTTTATCTACAATAACTCTACCATTGTTAGTACTGATGAATGGAAGAATTGATACCCGTGTCCTTCCAACATCATTAGTAAATACTCTAATGTCCTCGCACTTAAAGTCTTTTTCTAAGTACTCCATTGTACTGAACACTGACTGAATCTGTGAAGCACCGAACTTAAGCTCATCGGTTACTTTTCTAAGTGCTTTCTTTACTTCTTCAGTCCTGCGAACTTTTGCAACTACATAATCATTATCACCATTAAGACAACAAATCAATGTAAACACCTCTCATTATAAATATAAGGAGCTACCTGATAAAACAAGTAGCTCCTTTCTTTTAGTAGCTCAGTTACTTACTCGTCTTCACCAAGCTCATATTCATTTCCGCAAATCGGGCACTTGCAGTTACCATCTTCATCAATATCAAGTGCACGACCACAGCAGAACGGTACACCCTTGATTTCGTAAGCTCCCTCTTCGATAGTATCACCATCATCATCTACAAGCATCTTTGCGTTCTCGATGTAAAGCTCAAGAACCTTCTCATCAGAAGTCTTCTTACCTACCTTCACATCATCATAGCTGGAAAGGAACTCCTTCATATCACTTACAGTGACATTCCCCTTCTTGAAGTCTTTACGGATTTTCTTCTCAAGGGCTGTCATTGCTTTGGTACGAGCTTCAGTGTCCTCATCCTCGTCTTCTTCATCATCAGACTCTTCTTCCTCTTCATCGGACTCATCAGATTCTTCATCCTCATCATCATCTTCAGTACCATCAGGTACTTCGTTGTCCTCATCATCTTCGGACTCTACTTCACCATCATCTACATCATCGTCTTCTTCTTCGTCCTCATCATCGGAAAGAGAAATCTCACCAGCTTTGATAGCATCATAGATTTTACTAATCAAAGCAGTGCGCTTTCCTTTA